TTCAGTAACCGCCTGGATAAATTCAGTTCGAGCAGTTCGAGCGCTCATTCCCATTTCATTTGTAAGAATTCCAATAATAGCAGCTGATTCATTAACTCCTATATTCATTTCTCTCAATTCGGGACCGGCTTTATCTATAAATTGCAGAAACTCTCCAACTGAAAGAGTTGTATCGTTCATTATGAAGCCCAAAGCAGCCATCGCTTTCTCATCTTCTCCGGCTGCTATTCCCATCCCTCTGAGAGCAACACTAGCCTTTCCTAATTCAGCTGCATTTTCTCCAGTTGCATCTCCAACAGTATCCCAAACCTCGGCAAATTTTTGCAGCTGTTCGGCCGATTCCAACCCCTGTTCTTTTGCACGCTTGAAAAGATCGATAGTCAAATCAATTGGACGTGTAACATTAGCGGTCTCAATAGCAAGATTTCGCAATTCATCAACTTGGATTCCCGTTGCAGCACTCAACTTTCCAAGCGCTTCATTATTTTTAGCAGCCGATCTTCCCATAGCTTCGAGAGCAGCGCCAGCAACAGCCGCTCCAGCTGCAATTTCTTTCCAGTTCTTTTTTAATACCTGGCCGGCCTTTGCTCCAGCTTTCTCTACTTTCTTGAACGCTCCTGAAGCAAGGTCTTTACCTTTGATAATGATTGAGACTTCGGTAGCCATTCGGCAACTCCCATTGTTTCTTTATACAAGCATGTTATAAACATCGCTTGTATGGCTGTGAGTTCGTCAAGGTTCGGCTTGAACTTGTTTCCTGTAGAGATCAATGCCCTGAGAGGCAAGCTCTCTGAACTTACCACGAAAGGGCAGGAGTTCGGCCTCATCGATCTCACTGATTTTGCTAATCGCTCCAAAAATAATATCCAGAACTTCGCTTTTGATTTTCATCGCTTTAACTTGATCTGGAGTTATTGTTTCCTTTTCGATAGAAAGCCCATAAGCCACGGCGAGAAATTTTATTTCATCCTCTCCCCTCTGTAATTCGCTCATATCGATTTTAATTTCAATGTCCTGTGGCTCTGCATCGAGAGGATTGCCTTTAGTTCCAGCATTAAGCCCTTTCATTGGAATGGCCGATATTTCAGATTTTTCTCCAAGGGAAAGAGGTCTGATTTGAAAAGTTCCGACCTCTGTTTCAACCGATTCAACTTGATCGGTTCCCTGGATGAGCGCCTTTATGATTTCTCGATTCGATAATTGCTTCTTTTCGTCCATGAAATACTCCTTTTCCCTCTCTGTTGTAGGTTAATTACGCAAGCCAATCGATCAGATTATTGACTATTACGCTCAAAATCGCTCCGGTTATTTCGTCCTGATAACCGATGATAGCAACATCCTCCATTAACTTATCTTTCCCGCTTGGCTGAATTGCAACAGTTTGATAGACTGCTCGAGGGAGAGAAATCAGGGCATTCCCCCATCCTCCAGAGTCCATGTAAATATCCATATTCTTTTCTGTTGGTCCATCCGCTGAAGGTCCTGTTGCCGCTCCCCAGAAATCTTCTTTCTGAGTTGTATTCTCAAACCTCAAATTCATAGTTCCTGTTAGCTCGAACTCTCCAGCAAAAGCAGCGTTTGGAAAGCGGGAATTCAATCCCATTCCCATTTCAGTTGAGGAGTTGTTGTTGATTACAAGCTCCAAACTGTTGACTTTGGCTGAGATGGAAACCGGAGTTACTCCCTTATCAGCAACTCTCAAATCCACATTATGGAAAGCAACTGGACAATGCTTTATTAACTTGAGATTTGCAAGAGGAGTGATTGTTTCTTTTGAGTCCTCTCCTCCAACGATGTCGATAGCGAAAGTCAGGAATTCCCGCTCGACCGAAAGAGTCAGCTGAGAGATAGCGCAACCGACAAACATGTGCTCAAAATTATCTTTTCCAAGTCTGAGAGTTGCAGAGTCCAGCACATCATCATTCTTCGGGCTTATAGTGTGAGAGATGAAACCGTATGAATAGTCGTGGTAGTAGTCAGTCGATTCGGTTAAGCCGGTCAGAGCAACCGCTCCAGTGGCATAATTGATAGTTCCCGTTATTCCAGAGGCTCCATCCTCCACAATATTCCCGAATCCATCATCATGAGCATATTGAGTAGTCACCCCATCGTGAATCAATAGAGTTACTCTGTTGATGCTTGTGTTCGCAAGCGTAAAGCTCAGGGAAGTTTCTCCCACTCCTGTTGAGTGAATCTCATCCGTGACTGGAGTTACTCCAGCCGATGAAGAATTTCTAGTTCCTAACAATAGCGATAGAATCAAATCCATTGTGGATATATCAGCCGCAAACTCCACCGGACCTTCAGAGCGATATGGTCCAGGACATATTCTCCGAGTGAAACGCTGTAAGCCTCCACCGTAGACCAACAGCTGCTCAGCTGGACTATCGAGTCCAGCGCTTGCAACATCCAGATGAAACAGCGCTGGTACCTCATCTCCATAATCAGTTTCTTTTCCTATTCCCAAATACCTTAATCTTTCCATTTTTAGACCTCCAATCTAATCGATTTCTTTGTTACAGAATATTAGCTCTATTTCGAAGCTTGACCCGAAAAGAGTTACATCCTGATTTAACACTCTTTCATATCCAGGCTCGAATCTTCTCCTATTCATGGTTGATATTGTTGAATCCAAAGTTCTATCAATATTTCCAGTTCCTCCAGATTTCATCAGAGCGCTTGCAGCCGTTATAGCCAGCTGCTCAGCCCTTTCCTTTCCTGTAACTGGATCATGTTCCTTTATGATCGATACTATGATAATCCTCCAATTCCAATCTTCCGAAAGAGCCATTGACATATCATCAATTACAGCTGGCTCCAGATAAACCCAAAGGATAGGCGGTTGAACTCTGTGAGCTTTTGCTCTCTCCCCAATGATAACATCATTGACAGTTTCACTCAGAGCGCTTGCAGCATTCGCAGCATTCAACCGCTCTGCAATTTTGGTTTTAATGTCCTTGATTCTCTGAGGTAAGCTCATGGAAACACCTTTCCAACTATATTATCAATCAAATCGGGAATCCTTGGCTCTGTTCGATCAACAGCCCGATCGATGAAAGGATTCGGCTCAACAGCCGCTGCTCTCATGGCAAATACAACTTGACCTTTTATCTCGAATCTCAAAGCTTTGGCATTGACCGGAACTATCTCTTTCCTACCGAATTGAACCGGCTTCCAGTAATTTACATCGATTGGAATTCCATACGTTAGCTCTTCAAGCTTAACAGGAGAGCCTATATTGCCGCTCAAGCGACCGTGATCTACCGGAGCTTCTCGCACCATGTTTCCCGAAAGAACTTCTCCTACAAGCTCCAGAGAGGTCTCAATCACTGAGCCTGGAACCTTATCAGCAAGCTTAGCAAACTCAGTCATATCAAATTCAATGCCGGATTCAATCATCTGATTCCTCGGCTTCCTCATCTTCTGCATTTCTCACAACAGTAGCCGCGAAAATCTGAGTTGTCTGATTGATTTTCTTTTTCAACGTATAATATTCCATGAGCTTTTTAATCTCATCAGTCAACATAGCGTCCTCAATCATCTCGATGTTAAAATCCCCGATTTGAACTAATGGAGATTTTCTCCGCTCAACAGAGAGATGGACTAGATTTGCAACCATTCTCATACAGATATTTTTAATCCCTCGAGGAACTGCTATATCTTGCCATGAGTTATTCGTCCATATATCTATAATGTCAGTAGCATCGAGAATCCATCCGGCAAGAACTATATCAAGCTCGGTATCGTTCGAGAGTTCTAAGTCCTGATATTTGATTCCGGTCAATTGAATCACATCTGTAGTTGAGCAATAACCGTCAAAACCAGCTATGATTTCAAAAGCATTCGCCAGCATAGGAGCCGGCTGAATATCATCCGTGTCTTTTTTCGCAAAACACTTTGCATAAACTATTCCCAAAGCCCAGGAAGCTAAATCAATTCCTGTGACTTTAAGAAATGCTCCCTCACTATCTGAGTCCTGAGTAATCGCCGGAGTGCTCAAGAGAGTTGCAGTAAATTTCAGAGTATCAGTTGCATCATAAAATTCCCAATATAAAGAAGTATCCAAATCGGGGAGAATGACATTTCCCTCTCCATCAAAGTACTTGAGAGCATAATATCCATAATCGGTTTGAACTATTCTTGGAATCATAATTCTTTCTCCTCCACATACGGTCCATCTTTCGGAACTTGATAATAAATATTGAATGGCCTATCGAGTGAACCTCCAATATAAATAGGAGAAGCTTCAACAGTTCGAGCTTTTATGAACTCAGCCAAATCAGGAACTACAACATTTCGAGCATAATATATTCCGGTCCCGGTCATGAACTCGAAAATATCCGATGTGATTTCGCTTTCGATTGGAACATTATCCTCATCAGTGAATTGATATGCTATTGACTTTCCTGAGTGAGCTTGACCAAAATTGAAAACCAGAGCATAAAACTCAATCTGATGAAGTAAAAAATATTCGGGAGAATCCCCGGTCCTCCATCCAAGCCAATAAGCTCCCCCTGGAGGGTTCTCAAATATATAATAAATTCCAGAGCCAGCTTGAAGCTCATCAACAGAATCCCAAGAGCCTATGATACTGAAGTCAGAATCAAAGTAGGCTCTTTGAGCAGTAGCTAATCCACCCTTAGCAGAACTAAAACTTGCTGTATATCCTGGACTCATGATATTTGCAATGAAGCTCCTGTTAAATAAACAGTTCCAACTCCATCTCCTTTTATTAATAGTTCGAGGGTAACTTGTCCGGTTCCAGGAAAGTCTTCCAGAATCAAACTCTTTTGCTCTGGAGATGAATTATCAAACTCCATAAATCCGAGTAATATTCCATTAGTTTTCAATCCGAAATAGCCCTTTCCCCCTTCATCTTTCTTGACTCGCGCCAGAAGCTCAGCCTCAACTTTCAATGGATACTTATCCATATTGACCTCAGAGCTTCCAATCATTTTAATATCTATTCCGGTTGCAGACTTAATGTCCGTGCAAAGAGTTATATGATCTGGAGTTCGAGTTGCCATCAGTGCACCTCCGCTGTCACTACAATTGATAAATCTTGAGGTAATCCTATTTCCTTAGTAAGTATATCAACAGAAAGAGAATCATGTTGAGAGATTTGGATTCCATCTGATACATCAACTGTTTTTGAAACATAATCTCCCTCTGATGATGCTATGAAAGGCTCATCTCCTGGATCAAATATAGCTGTTCTAACTCCTGCAACTCTTTTGAATAGGTTAATAGTAGTCTGCCCTCCCCCTCCAGCAACTCCTCTCCACAAGGAAACTGATTCGATAGTTGCAGAAAAAGGCATAACTCTTTCACCGTCAAGCAATTGTTGAACACCTATACCTCCATTGAGTTTGAATTCATGGGTTATCCTGGAGCCAGATGGAACTATGGTTCCTCCATTTCTGGACTTGTATGAAACACTCGAGAAATTCAAAACCGTAGTTGCAGCAAGATTCAAATCAAGGGCATTACTGAAAATTCCACTTAATACAGTTAGCTTAAATTGTCCCTCACAAGTTAATCCATTTGTATTGAATAATATAAGCAAATCTATGATCGCATGAGTTGAAGCTCCATCTTCGGCATAGATAGCATTCTCACATCCTTGAATTATTGGATTTCTTAGATTGTAAATTCCTCCCCCTCTGTCGGTTATATGAATCCCTTTTTCTGTTGCATTGCCAATAACTTGTGAATGATTTATGCCAGCCCACTCGAAAGTTGAAGGCGCTCGAACAGTGTCTTCAGAAATCGAAAATCCAAGAGCTACATTTGCAGTCCCTTCTTTATGGACTGTTAAAGTCTTATCCCCATTATCGTTTATATGCCTTAGCTCAACATGACCATATCTGAAGATTGCATCAAAGTTTACAGATTGAGCATTGATTGTATCAGTTACATTCTGAGCAGTTGTCTCAGTTCCAGCGAAAGTGATAGTTTCTTTCGAGAATCCTGATGGAGTGACTTCGAGAGTATCTCCTGCTCCAATACTTCCGAAATCCTCTTGATGGATAGTATACGCTGAGGTCGTATTTCTCATCCAAATTCCAGCCCCTATGCCTGAATAGTTTGCGGCATAAGTCATAATTTGGCTTATTGAACTTATTCCAAGGGATATAACGTATTCATCAGCCGGAACAGCCGGGGGAATTTCTCCGAGAATCAAAGCTCCAAGCGGAGAGATGGAAACTAGGTTTACAAAATCAGGAAGCCAATGGCGTTTGAGATATATGTTTGGGTAAGCCAGAATTGTGTATAGATTATCCTCAGCCGGCTTGGCTGCGCCAGTGAGAGCATTGATATAATCAATGGCATCAAGAATAGTTGGAAAAGACTCAACATCCCTTCCATCTTTTATTCCAGCGTGAAGCACTTGACCAAACCATGAGGGGGGAGGAACTAAGATGCTATCTCTCGAACCCATATAAAACCTCCAGATAATTCTAAATCTTGCCCCCTCGGTTGAGAGGGCAAGACCAAGAATTTTATTCAGTTCACTTAGGGCTTAATTTTGGCAGTAATTCCCGCTTCTGGATTTTCATATCCGAAGTCGGTTTCCATGTTCACGCAGAAGTCAGTCCTGTGAGCTTTAGCTTCCCGCTCAGGCTCAAGCTGTACCTCATGGAATACGCCATAAGCCATGTTATCGGGATGCTGAAGAGTAGCTCTCCATTGAGGCATTGATGGAACCTCAACAACTGGAACTCCCTTATACATCAGCGCCTTGGCTCCAGTCTGTGCATCATCTCCAAGCTGTGTTCCTCTGCCTTTCAAGAGGTCTCGGTAAGCATCTTCAACCCACCACGGAACATATAGCCGCCACTCACCCCGTCGCTGAAAGTATGGCTTTGGAACAGCTTCGAGCATCAGCTGGAACATATCTTCAGGGAATTTAGTTCCATCCCAGTCGAAAGCTTTAGCATCATAATCGTAATCGTAAGTTTCGCTTGTAGCCAATCCGGCAAGAGTTATATCTCCAGAATCATAGTCGATTGTTCCAGTAATTCCAGAAGCATTATCTTGAACAATCAAACCATTTCCATCATCATGAGCTACCAGCTGAGGAGCATCGGAATTGAGAGTCCAAGTTGAC